TCCAAAGTGTGACCCACTTTGCAAGAAAAAACCTCACTCAATAGTAGATATGTCGTATTACGTCACGAATGAGAACTCATTCTTGGACATTAAGAACGCACATCTACGTGTCACAGGAAACGTACATACGGATGTTCTCAAAGTAGGTTCCATTGGATTTCAACCAGCCGGTTCGAATATCTCAGGCACCGTCAACTTTACGAACGTCACTACAGGTGTCACTACAACATCCAACCTCAATGTTGGTGGAACGCTTAATCTCGGAACCATCGAGTTATCCGCATCCACACATACACTAGATCATATAACAGCTCGTGGAAACGTAACATCTACCACCGTGCAATTCGATAATGCGACGACGGGATTGGTGACGACTTCGAATGTGGAAGTAGGTGGAGAACTCACTGTTAGTGGAAATGTGGAAGTGGGTGGAGAACTCACTGTTAGTGGGAATGTGGAAGTAGGTGGAGGTGTAGTTTCTAACGTTAATTTACTCTCCGTATCCAACGTGGCTTCTATAAAGAAGGATTCTAACGTCGTTACGGAGTTTCCTCGGTCGAAGAAACTCATCAAGTATCCGAGGGTGGCGATGACCCAAAACGACGAATCTACGACGAGTGGTTATGAGGTTGATGCGAGTACGGAGTGGTCTACAAATTATATTTGGAGAGCATTTGATAATGATGTAAATACTTATTGGCACGCTGATTATGGATCAGCTCTTTGGAATTCTTCTGGTGATTATGTAGGCACTGTTGAACTTATAACTGGTCATAAGGGTGACTGGATTACAGTAAAGCTGCCCACAAATGAACGTATTAGTCCCAGAGGTATACGTTTATCTCCTAGGGGTTTACGATCTAGTTTCTCTGCGGGTCAAGCACCAAAAGATGTTGTAGTAATAGGCAGTAACGATGGATCGTCTTGGGTTGATATCGCGACTACAACCCTTACAAACTATTCATTTGGTATTAGTCCATCGACTAACACACCAGATGGAGAAGAACATACACCCGCTACATTCGATTTTGAAGCCACAGAATATTATCAATATGTCGGAATAATCATAAAATCTATCTATCCTGGTGGTCATACGAACCCGTCGATATCCCAATTAGAATTTCTAGGCATCCCCGAATACGACTCCGATGCTCACGGCACTGATGTGGTGGTCAAGTCTGAGGCCAATGTTCCGAATACGGATTGGTTGGAAGTGTATTATGAGGGTAAGAATTATACGAATGGTGCGGTTCAAGATGAGACAGGTAATAATAGAAATGGAACTCTAGATGGTGTTACGTATGATTCTGTATCAGAATCTTTCACGTTTGTAAGTGGTAATAAAATAACCGCGGGTCCCATGACACCGTTTACATCTGGAACAAATTATACTGCATCGATGTGGTTTAAAGTGTCAGAAATTGTTGACTCTCAGAAATTATTGTTTCACTTTGGACATGGTGACAATGGTCAAAGTTTCGGCTTAAACATACAAAACGGAAATGTAGGTCAATTTCTTTGGGGTGGATCCACAAAATTTACAGCTGATAATTTGTATACTGCTAATGAATGGGTTCATGCTGTAGGCACGATAAACGGATCAACCGCTGAAGTATATGTAAATGGACATTTACGTCTAAGTTGGGCTCAAGATGTCACAACAACCATTCCTACAAATCCTTATCTATCTTTGGGTATTCATTTTACCGGTGAACAAGCGTCTTTTTTTACCGGGGGTTTTTTTACCGGCTCCATCGCCAACTTTCGCCTCTTCAACCGAGCCTTGGCCTCCGATGAGATCTGGCAACTGTACGCCTACCAAAAGGAGTATTTCGGTCACGGGGACCTCTCCATGACCCTAAAGGCGGGTCGACTTGGTATCGGGACGTCGGAGCCTCGGGCGATGTTGGATGTGCGGGGGGATATGGATGTAACAGGAGACGTAAATATTCCAAGTGGTCGTTTTACGACACATCGATTTATGGGTAGTGGTAGTGGTACTTTTGAAGGATCGGGTAATATTACTTTACCGTTTGATTTGGATTATGGCCCGGACGTTAATCCAAATATAGGTTGGGAAATTCGTTTGGCATTTGGAGCTAGTGGAACTAATTATGGAAACTGCTCGATTTCGGGGTGTTACGATAACGAAGATACCTTGACCGGTGTTTCAGAAGCTTTCTCGTTACAGTTGCGAACCGATGAGACCAATTGGACCAATCACGGAAGTGAGTGCTTCTTATCGCGTAGAGAAACTGTAGCACCTGCATACCAGGCAATAATACGCATAGTAAACCCTTTAGCCGAAAATATACCACCACCTTCATCAGGAACGTCGATAAGGTGGCATTTTAGTTATGAGTGTACGGGTTGCTACGCCGGCTCAGGTGCTACAACAATCCGTGGAGGAGGGTATTTCTTATTTGGAGCTGTAGATAGACGAATTAAACGTTTAATCCTAAACAGTGCAACTGGTTCGATTTCTGGTCATTATAATTTTGTAGCTATATCATAGATGACATATTACATAGCATATGACCCATTAACACTTCAAATTAAAAGTTGGTACGAGTATACACACGTTTTAGATCAAGACGATGACTGGGTACATGTTGAAATAGTACCACCTTTACATTATCAGTGTGTCAAGGTTGTAAATGATGAAAACGGAAACCCAAAAGTTATTCGCGATGATGAAAAATGGGATGAAAAATTCACACATGAAATGAAAATACTTCGAAGTAATAGAAACCAATTATTACTCAAGTCTGATATTTCACAATTAGACGACATAAAAACAGAAATGACAGATGAAAAACGTACAGAATGGGTAATTTACAGACGCAAATTAAGAGATTTCCCTTCGACTGTAACAGATCCTTTTAATCCCGTTTGGCCCGTCCCTCCCGAGTGATGCATCACTCGTTCTTTTCCTCCAAAGTGTGATCCACTTTGCAAGAAAAAACCTTTGTACATATTAAATGTCCACGAACGGGATACTAGATTTTCAGAACACGAATAAAGTTATATTCCGTGGCACTGACTCGAACGTGGTCGTTGATACGTCTAACGCAAGTATAGGCATTGGTATTCAGGGGACTGAAAAGCCAGGATCTAATCTTCATGTCATTGGAGATGCATCGATATCATCCAATCTTAAATTAACCACCGACACTTCTATCACTGTAAACTCCAATGTCGTTACCGACTTTAACGGACCTCATGCGAGATTGCCTATTACACAAGCCATCGTGGAACATCCAATAATGCATATAGATAAAACTGCTGAAAGGCCTACACTCTGGACCGCCAATGATAATTCATCTAATATTTCTGTCAAAGCTGGATATACCGTTACAGCAAGTACCGTATTTAACAGTGGTGTCAGTAACTTCGATGTATTTAGATTATACGATGGACATCCAGATGGAAATGCAGGTACATATTATTGTTCGGGTGGTACAGCTGGAAATGGTACTTCTTATTCCACTACATCTGGATTATATAGGGACACTACTACATCGGGTGGTTATTCTGGTTATGGAGGTACACCCATTACTACCACGGTGAGTGGTGTATCAAAAGCCGGTGAATGGTTAGGAATAGAAACACCTCACCCCATCGTGTTAAAATATGTAACAATGACCAGTGAAAGTCACGAAACGTACGCACACGCTTCACCACATAAAGGTGTGTTTGCTGGTTCTCATGATGGTGTAACATGGGAGTCTATATCGACATTTGACGATTTTATGGCTGGAACTGATGGAACAACAAGAGGTAATGGAAATGGAACTACAGATATTAATATTGGACCTCATAGATTGGATGTAAATTCGACCACTGCGTATAAGTATCATCGTATGATTGTCGAAGCTATTCAAACCACGTATGGAAGTGCTGGTGGGGGTGCTTATTTAATTCTAGACGAAATGAGATGGTATGGTTGCAATGACAACCCACCCGCTGGTGACATCTCTGTGGATACCACCTTTAAGTCGGTGATGAACACTCCCCAAACGACCGGGGCCAACGTGTACGTGGATGCTAAATTGTCTTCGGACTTTACAAATCAGGTTACGGGTCCGACAGGTGTAGGATCCGCTGTAACGCACGATAGTACCAACAAGTATTGGGAAATGAATGGTCAACTTACTTCTAACATCACCGTCGAGGCTAATACCTTCTTAGAGGGTGACCAACCCCACGCGGTTTCCGTATGGTTCAATTCTTCTAATTTGGAAGCGAACGTATCCAACACGTGCGTTTTCTCCATCGCCTCAGAAGAGAAGTTGGATTCTGTGAACCTCGATCTCCAATCGAACACGTGGCACAACCTCACGTACTCCTATCAAGGTGAAGGTGGCTCTCGAGTCACCTACCTCGATGGCCAAAAGGTTTCGGAGGACCAAGCTGAGGATACCTTCGGGGACTATCCACCGTTCGCCATGACGGGATACAGCCAGGGTGGATATGTGGTGAGTGCGAGTAGTGAACAATCAAGTACACGAGCGTCCTGGAAAGCATTTAACGACGTTCAAAATGTAAGCAACACAACAGAGGATAACTGGGAATCTGGGGCAAAATATAGTAGTGGATCTCCATATAACGCTAATCAAACTACATATATCACAGACACGAATGGTACACCACATTATGGTGAATGGATCGCAATCGAAATGCCGGAGAAACTGAAATTTGGTTATTTTAACATGGTGTCGCCGGTGGCTAATCGACGCCCAGATTCAATGGTGATTGTTGGCAGTAATGACGGTGGTGTGACATTTGATCACATCAAAACCATTTCATCTGTCACGTATCCATCCAATAATACCACCACAATTGCTGTTAATAGCGCCTATGCGTATAATAAATTTTATTTCATCGTCACAAGTGTTGATGGTGCCAATACTGTCACGAACATATCACATTTAGCAATCTACGGCCACCGCGAAAACGACCTGGTTCGCCTTCCCGATCCCACCCACGTCTTGGAGTATCCGCACATTGCGATGACGGGTCCGGCGCAGAGAGGGTATGTGGCGAGTGCGTCTTCAATTCTCAGCGATGACTATCGGGCTTTTAAGATGTTTGCAGACGACGATGCCTCAAATCCAAGTCCATATGGTGGATATGGATGGTGGGCTTCCCAACACAATAAATACCGTCAATCGGGAGATAATGATTATCTGGGTGGAACAACCGATAATTTAGGAACGTATACAGGGTCGAGTACTGCGACCGATAACGGTGTTTGGGTACAACTTAAAATGCCACATAAGATACTATTATCAAGTGTGTTTTTAGGTAATGGTGCATGGTATGAAACCGCACCGGGAAGTTTTAAATTTTACGGTACGAATAACGATCAAGATTGGACTTTGATTCAAAGCTTTACGGGTAAAAATCCACAAGCTGGAACGTCGTATGCTATAAATGCCACAGTAGCCTATAAAACTATAGGATTAGTGATAACTCACACCGCTGGTACCGCCCTGAATAGTGGAGAAACCGGTATAAGCGAAATGAAATTTTACGGTACAGGCGTCGACTCCATCCCCATCCAAATCGGCGGTGGAAACATCGACAAGGTGGCGAACTTTAGGGTCTACGACAAGTTTGTGGGGGAGGACCAAGCCCTCGAGATTTGGGATGCTCAAAAGGATGAGTTCGGGAGGGCCAAGTCCTCCATGACCCTCTACAAGGGTCGCATCGGTTTGGGGACTGAGGAACCTGAAGGTCGCCTTGCAGTCCTCGATGAACCTAATGGGTTGGAAGAGTTTCCACCGAGGGCTATGAGTGGCCACGAGACATATATGGAGGGACATGGTGTGTTTAAGGCTACCGCTGATTCTCATGGTGCGGGAGATACTTCAATTCGCCATGCATGGAAAGCGTTCATTAAGGGAACAACCGAATCTGTATCTAACGGTGATAATTCCTGGTTAGATAATTCTGGTGATTTTAATAGCACGACTGGTGTGTACGACGGAAGCTTAACACATCACAGTGGTTCAGTTTCGGGTGAATATCTTCAGCTTGAATTACCATATGAAATACAATTATCAAGTTATTCATTAGCTCCATGGAATTATCCCACTGGGACCACTTTTCAGTATTCAGATTTCCCGAGAGACTTTATTATCTATGGTTCAAAAGATTCTATAAGCTGGGATATAGTTGATACACGTTCCGGTCAGTCTTCGATATCTCAAGCCGATGTCCCTAAATATCACGTAAACTCACAGAAAACATACAGATACTTCGTAATTGTTGTAACTAAAATTAATACAGAAACGTACGCTAACAGTGCTGTATACGTAGCCATAGGTGAATGGCGTCTCTTCGGCACCCGCGAGCAGGGTCAATCCGTCCTCCATGACGGTCAACTGACCCTCACAAAGAACCTCGACGTTCCCCGGATAGGGCCAGACCTCGATGCGGACGATACACCCCGTCGGGACCGACTCGTTGTGGAATACAACACCTCGACGAACCCCACGTTCGAGGGGGCTGTGCGGGACACTTCTGGGAGAGGGAATGACGCAGTTTTTAGAGGTTCATCATCGTACGATGCTACCGAGAAGGCTTTTGATCTCAGGAGTCATGATAAAGATTTAGTCGTCGTGAGAGATAATATCAGTGGTGTTTCGGGTGATATTCTCGGCACCATTTCTTTATGGTTCAAAACAAATGATACTACACAAACAACTGGTATGACAATGTTTCAGATTGGACACGCTAATACCACCGGACACAAATTAAATATATTCTTATACGAAGATGATGTTTACATGGGTTGGGGTGGTAGCAATTATGTATATGCACCCAGTGGCGACGTAAAGAGGGGAAAATGGACGCATGTCGTAGGTATTAAAAAGGGTAAAGGGGCTGTTGGTAATGGGACTGTTCAAAGCGGACACACCGCCGTGTTGGAACTATACATCGATGGAGTAAAAAAAGCGGTAACAAATTGGACTGGAACGGATACATTAAACATAACTAAAGAAAATCAAATTATAAC